GTGATGTTCGTTGCCTCGATGGGTGATGTTAGTAACACATCCGTCATTACGTTGCAGGTACAGCAGAACACCTCAAACTCTGCGTCGGGAATGGCAACGCTAGACGATGCCACGACCTCGTTCACAGCAGATGCGAGCACTGCCGATGATAAACTACTGATCGTTGATTGCGTCAAACCGCTTGAGCGGTATGTACGCTGTCAGTTGATTACTGCCACTGCAAACGGCGAGATTGACAGTGTGATTGCTATTCGGTACGGCGCACACGCTAAGCCGATTACTCAGGGGTCGGATGTCGTGGCATCAGATATTGGTGTCTCTCCGGCCGAAGCGTAGGAGGTGCTGACATGACTAAAAAGTCGTACATAGCACTTCTGGTTACTGTGTGCTTAGTGTTGGCTGCTCCGCTGTTCATGGGCGCTGATGCTACATACACAACCGGGTTCTACGTAAAGCAGGGCGGCGACGACGCCATTGTGGCGAGCGGTGGAACCATGACCGTTGAGTCGGGCGGAACGTTTACGGGTGACAGTGGGTCTACCTTTTCGATTGATGACCTCACCGTAGCTGACGAACTGACCGTCTCGGACAATATCACGGTCACGGACAATGTGACAGTAGGTGGGACACTAGGTGTAACGGGGACGGCCACACATAGTGGTGCGTCAACGCTCACCGGTGCAGTGACGGCAAGCAACAACATCACCTGCGCAAGCACGGTGCAAGCCGAGCAGCTGACCACCACTGACGATCTGACGGTGACCGATGACGCTACCATCAGTGGTGTACTCCAGGCGAAGTATTTGCCGGTCACATCTGCGACGCAAACGGTAACGCTCACGACGGCAAGCGCTGGGAAGATTATCTATAACTCGACCACAGCGACAACTACGTGGACGTTGCCAGATGCGGCGGCTGGTCTGTGGTACATGTTCGCCATCGACTCTGCCACGGCTGCCGTGAACATCGACCCTCAAGCCGGAGATCAGATTCTGAGTATCTGTGATTCGACTGGAGATAAGATCAGCAACACGGGCACCGCTGGTGATTCGGTTTGCCTCTACGCCATTGACGGCGTGGACTGGATTGTCCTGTCCTCGCATGGCACTTGGTCAGATGGTAACTAACGACAAATTGGGGCGGGGGTTCATCCCTCGCCCCGTACTTTCTTGGGGGATGAGATGAGACACCTAGTATTGGCACTTTGTTTAGTACTTGCTCCAGCCGTGGCATTCGGTGCGGCTAGTGACGTGAGTGTAACAAACACCACAAGTACGACAACCGTAAGCGGCACCAACCTCGACGGTGTTTCGGTTATCGCCCTAGACTGGCTATCAAACGCAACGGGTGACGCTGACTGCACTGTGTCGGGCGTGCGCGGCCTCATAAACCGGGTAACGTTCAAGCCCGATAGCGGGGGGACGCAACCCACGAACGCCTATGATATCACGCTCAAGGATGAGGATGGAATAGACATCCTCGTGAACGGTGGCGCGAACCTCAGCAATACCACTGCTACCAGTATCGCTTGCATGGTTGTAAGCGGTTCTGGGTATTGGCCGATGGCGGTAGCCGGTGACTTGACTTTAGCGGTTAACGACGCAGGCAATGCGAAGGGCGGCATTATCCGCATTTACTACACACCATAGGGGGGCATCATGAGACTGAGAATGCTTACATCGGCCATCGGGCCGAACATGCGACGGGTGCGGGGTGAGGTATACGAGATCCCGCAAGAAGAGGCAGAGGTGTATCTTGAAGATGGATACGCAGAGGCGGTGGAGGCAGAAGCGAAACCCACCGACAGCGACACAAAGGCGGAAGAGAAACCGGTTGAGGTTGCTGCTGAGGCTGAGGAAGTCGAGACGGCTGCCATGTTCAAAGGACGGCGCACCCGAAAGAAATGAACACCTACGCCACACTTGACCAACTGAAAGAGAGTTTGTCTATCACAGCCACCACCGATGACGCGCTGTTGCTGCGTCTACTCAAGGCGGCTAGTCGTTGGGTGGATACATTCTGTAACCGGCATTTCTATGCCAAAACAGAAACCAAGTATCTGGACGGGTCTAACGGGCTGGACTTTCTCATCCCAGACTGCCTATTACTCTCTGAGGTTAAGTGGGACAAAGACCTCGACTACAGCTACGAGGAAACACACACTGAGGACACCGATTTCTATCTAAGACCCGATAATGAGTTCCCTAAATGGGAGTACATAGAGGCACCGGATGCGACCTACGGGGTGTCGTACGGAAAACGCATGGCCAAACTCACGGGCCTCTGGGGGTACGGTGACGGCGAGAGTGCTACACCCTACACGGCTACAAGCATCACGGGAACCGTGGCCGATGCGAGCGGTACCACGTTGACGCTATCAGCAGAGGGAACCATTGAGGCGGGGCACACCATCCTCGTTGAGAGTGAGCAGATGTGGGTGTCTGCGGTGACTTCTGACGGTAGCAAAGAGGCGACTGTAACCCGTGGCGTCAACGGCACGACCGCTGCGGCGCATAGTGCAAAGACACTTTCGACCTATGACTACCCGTTTGACGTGCAGAACGCTTGCATGTTCTACGCGTCCGAGCTGTACAACGAGCGGAACAACCCGGGTATGCAGTCTGAGCGGATAGGCGACTACAGCTACACGAAGGCGGCAATGAGTAACATTCGGTGCACAGCCGTTGAGCGTGCGTTGCTGCCGTACCGGAAGGTGCCAGCGTGAATATAGACCATCTGCTGAACACATCGTTTACGCATAAACGCATTACGCGCACAACGGATGGTCAAGGTGGGTGGACCGAGGGCGAGTCTACGCAAGGCACAGTCAAGGGACGTTACCACGAGCCGAACGCGAGGGACCTTGAGCAAGCACCGCAGGGCAGGGCTGATGTCAACGTGGTCGCCTACGTGGGCGCGAGCGAGTCAATAGAACGTAAAGACTTACTCTACGACGGAACGAGCAAAATAGAGGTGGTCAGTATCACTGTTCCGAGCAAACCGGTGTACCAAAAGATATACGGCGTGCTTGTACAAGAGGGGAACTGATGCCAGTCCCGGCGAACCGAAAGACACGGTTTGAGCACAAGAAAGCCTTTGAACGCGTGCGTCGTGCGCTTGAGTCCGGGTTTGAACCGGCGGGGCGTTCGATGGCTGCAACCATCAACCGCAACGCGCCAATGGGTGAAACACTTGAACTGTCGCACTCATTCATTCATCACGTTGGAAGGCGCAAGGGGAAGCCCGTGCTCATCGTTGGTGTGGACGCCACCTCAGATGCGGCAGACTACGCGCTACGTCAAGAGATGGGTTACTACGGCGTAGACAAAGCGGGGCGGCAAGTGGTTAACCACCAAGACGGTTACGGGTTCGTGAGACGTGCTCTCGGTATATCCCGCTGGGGGTTTAGAAAGTTCTTTCGATGAGACACTTGATACTACTCTCTCTCGTGTTTGGTTTATTCGGTTCGCTACAACCGCACAAGATATACGCCATCTACTATGACAACGTGTTCGATGACTACCAGTTGAGCAGTAAGCGCGGGCACGTTTACGTTGAACTGCCTAAAGGCGGTCAGAAGATAGCGCTCAAACCACTGCGGGCGAGTTTGAAAATTCATTTAATAGAGGACAGACAGAATGGCGCTCATTGATGTTTATCACGCGTTGAAGGCTGATTCGGCGGTGAAGCAGCGGTTTGTTGGTGCGGTCGTGACGGCGGCCTCGCAGGTGTTGACGGAGGACGAGGCGACGGTGAATCACGCGAACCGTCTGATCTGGGCGAACGATGTCCACACGAACCCGGAGAGTGTTGCGAACCAGATGTGGCCGAGCGCTCTGACTAATGCGACGGTTTTGGCTGGTGTGGCGGAGGGCAGTGAGGTAACCGACAACGACCTCCAGTGGGTGTGCAACTCGCTGATCGACACGTTTGCGACGGGGGTGTAGACGATGGCGAGCACGAAAGGGGTAACAGTACTCCATAACAACGCCACTCTCACCGCTGGGGCTGGCGACACCACCTCGTCATCCTGGGATTTGCAGGATGGTTACGGCGGAACGCTCTATGTCAAACTCACGAACGGCGGAACCGGCCCGACTGTGGCGGCGCAGGTGCAGGTCCAGGCATCACCTGACGACAGCAACTGGTACGATGTGGGGGGGCCGCTGGTTGGGAGCACATCAAACAGCGCGGTTTCATCCTGGAAGGTGCCAATCGACATCGGGGACAAGTATGTCCGCACGGTCAGCGGTAGCAACACCGGGCAGAATGTGACGATCCGTGTCGAGGGAGTGGAGGTCTCGGCGGTCTGATGGGAATTGCTAAACCCCCGTTTCCATCGCTATTGATCCCCGGGCATCCGTTATCGCCCGACATGGGGTGTTGGCTAATGAACGAGGGTAGCGGTGGGACTGTGCACGATATCAGCGGGCGAGGGAACAACGGGACGTTGACGAGCATGGAGTCTTCGGACTGGATCGTAAAACCCCCTGGTTGGTGTTTGGATTTTGAGACCGACGACAGAGTGAAGGTGCCATATCAATCCTCCCTGTTTGCGAACAACATGACGGTGGTGTTTGCGTGTCGATCCGACATTACCGATTATTCCTCGAACGCCTACGTCGTCAGCATGTATGATTATGCTGGCGGTAACCGCATGTGGGGAGTCATCGTACTAGCTGCAACCGATCTGTGGACAGTTATAGCTAGCGATGACGGGTCACAAAACGATGCCTACAGCTCGTCGGTCAGTGTGGCGGACAGCTGGCAGACGTTTGCATTCGTCGTGGACAATGCAAATCATCTGTGGGACATGTATCACAATGGTGTGTATGTCGAGACCCTCGATCCCAACTACACCTACGCCGACCAAGGTAGTTTCCTCACCATCGGCGGACTGGATGCAAGCGGCAATTCCTTCAACGGCCAGATTGCGTATGTCAACATCTACGGGCGTTCTCTCGCGGCATCCGAGATATCTAGCCTCAATGCGTTCCCGTATCAAATGGTGTGGCAACCGACGAACATCGCCTATTTCGTTGGTGCGGCAGCGGCGAGCATCGTGCCGGGGTTGATGAGTCAGTACCGCAGGAGGAGAGTAGCATAGTGCATTTTCTTAAAGCGTCAACTGCGGTATATGTGAATATGGGACCATTCCTTGATAGCACGGATGGTGTGACAGAGGAAACGGGTTTAGGGAATATCACGGTTGAGGTGAGCAAGGCTGGTGCCGCATTCGGTGCACGGAACTCAGGGACCGCAAACGCACACGATGCCGAGGGCTACTATCGTGTCCACCTTGACACAACTGATACGGGTACGGTTGGGCCGTTGCGCATAAAGGCGCATGAGTCTGGTGCACTGCCGGTGTGGGAAGACTTTGTTGTCCTACATGGTGACACTTACGATGCCTTTGTCACGAACGGACTGAACGACGTTAGCACGGCAGAGGTTAACGCACAGTGTGACACAGCACTAACGGACTATGACCCACCGACGAAGGCAGAGCTAGACAGTGGACTCGCGGCACTGAATGACGTGTCAAGCGCAGACGTGACTACAGCTTGTACGTCATCACTTAACACGTACGACCCACCGACACGAGCAGAGTTGACGTCGGATATCAGTGGACTCAATGACCCAACCGCCGCCGCCGTTGCTGACGCTGTGTGGGATGAGGCAAAGAGTGGTCATACTGGCGCGGGTTCGTTTGGTGAAGAGGTACAAGCGCATTCACTGTCAAGCGAGATAGCGGCGCTGAACGATGTGTCTACCGCTGAGGTCAACGCTCAGTGCGATACCGCAATCAGTGATGCAGCACTCGCAACAGCCTCAGCCCTCAGTACGGTAGACACGGTAGTTGATGCTATTAAGGCAAAAACAGACAACCTCCCGGCATCACCCGCTGCAGTGGGGAGTGAGATGACGTTAGCTACGGACGCAGTAGACGCTGGTGCACTCAAGACGGATGCGGTGACAGAAATAGTTTCAGCCATCTTTGCAAAGACTGGGTTGACCGCCGGTGGGTCCGCATCGTTCAACGACATCGTCAAGGCGCTCTACTCGATGGCACGAGGCCAGATATCACGCACTGGTGATAACTACGCCTATAAAGACGACGATGACAGCACAACCCTTTATACGCTGACCATTGCGTCAAGCACGAGGACTACCGCCTAATGGCAATCACCACAGCAGACTACCAATCTGTGATGTCGTCTGGGTGGTGGATTACCCAGACGGTCGGTGGTACTACAGGAGATATATCTGTTGCCGTTACGCCCGACAGTGCAACATGGAACCTGAAGGGGCCGGTTGGCTTCACGGAGGTAGACGATACTGGCGACCAAACCTATAGCACACAGCCGACCGGGGTCTATTTACTGACACCGAATGCGGTTGCTGGGTATGACACACCTAGCGCCACGTATGGTGAGCTCACCGACGGCGGAACGCTAACTCTCACGCTGACTTACACAACCACGGCAGCTAGCGTTAGCAAAGCGCTGGTCAACAAGCTAAAAGCAGACGCAACGCTACAAGGTTTGATGACCACCTACAACAGCGAGTATACGTGGTTCTCGCTACCGTCTGCACCAGAGGGTGCAGACCGTCCTTTGGGTCTCGTGATACCGGTATCAGATACACCGTGGAACACAACGGCGGCAGAAGGACGGGAACAGACGTGGGATATCGCGTGCTTTATCGATGCTGATGGTAGTATTGCCACGCTGGAAAGCATCGCGGAACAGGTGCACGACCTCTTTGACAGTACGCAATCACCCACGTTGTCAGTATCCGGCTACACAACCGACATGATAGACGTTGTGAGCGGGCCCACCATAGCACCAACAGACGATACACTTTACGGGCGAGTGGTCACCATTCGGCTACGGTTAACAAAGGAGTAAGGATATGGCGAAACAAAAAGGTATCTCTTTCGTGGTCAAGTATGATGACACCGGAGGAACGCCAGCGGTTGCAGCTGGTGCAAGGTCCGGAACGCTCACCATCAACGACGAAGAGATAGACATCACAGACAAGGACGGGTCTGGCTGGAAAGAAAGTCTGGTCGGTATCAAGTCTTGGTCGGTGAGTTCCTCGGGCGTCATGGTGGACAAGGCGAGCAACACGCCGCTTGACGTGGTTGAGGATGCTGCCATCGGTGGCACGATGGTTGACGTTGAGATTACAGACGCGGCCGGCAAAAAGTTTGAGGGCACGGGAACGGTCACAAGCTTTGAGCATAACGCAGACGTTGAGGACGCCGAACTGTACACCATCAACATCAGTGGTACGGGTGCACTGACGAAGACTGACGCATCCTAGAGTGAGTGAGGAGGCAGGCAATGAACCCACATCGAGGTGATAACTTAATCACCATTGACGGGCGAGAATGGAAGTTCCGGTTTACCATTAACGACCTAGCAGAACTAGAGGGTGTGCTTGGTCATCCGTTAGTAACGGCAGACTGGAACTCGGTTGTCGAGGTGCGGAAGGTCATCCACTACATGCTGCACAAAGAGAACGAGAAGGTCAGTGTGTCTCGTGCCGGTGTGATGATAGACAACACAATTGCAGCGGGCACGAGGTTTCCGGACCTCGCAGAGCAAGTGGCAAACGCGGTGTTTGAATGCCTTACTGGACCAGACGACGGAAGCGAAGAGGGGGACGATACCCCCGTGGAAAAGCTGGATGGGACTGGCGAGGATGGCTAGAAGCCGGGTTCGGAACCCTCGGGTTGTCCCCGTCCGAGTTCTGGCAACTGACGGTTTCCGAGTTGCGGTGGATGTTGTGGGCTCGCGCGAAACAACGAGAACGGGTATTCGAGGAACATCGGGTACTGCTGGCGTGGATGTTAGCGCCAATCCTTTCTTCTTTGTATCGCGAGGATGTCCCTATGTGGAAGATCCTCGGGCAACCCAACCCGGAAGCGGTGGAAGCTGCTAAGGACAGCGAGAACATGCTTGACGACCTAGCGCAAGAGTACGGACTACGGAGGGCGGGTGTATGAGTTGGCACCAGAAGTTTGGTTCTCTGTACGTCGATGTCTCTGCGGCCACAGATAAATTGAAGAGGGGTTTACAGAGGGCGGAGGATATGTCTCGGCGTTCGGGGAACCGAGCCGGGAGAATGTTTCAGAAGGCGTTTGGTGGACTTAGCAACCTGGGGATAGGAAGGGGTTTGGTTGGTGGGGTTGGTGCTGCTGGTCTTCTCGCTATGGCCAAGAGCAGTGTAGTCGCAGCAGATTCTATAGGCAAGACAGCAGACAAGATAGGATTAACCACGGACGCATTGCAGGAACTGCGCTACGCGGCGGGACAAAGCGGTGTAGCATCGGCTACGCTAGATATGGCCATGCAGCGGTTCACAAGACGAACTGCTGAAGCCGCTATGGAAAGCGGTGAGGCCAAGGACGCACTGAAGGAACTCGGGGTCACGATGAATGACCTCCAGACAAAGTCGCCGTCTGAACTGTTGCGGGTTGTCGCCGACCGGCTAATGTTAGTAGACAACCAGGCAACCCGAGTGCGACTGGCTTTCAAGTTGTTTGATTCCGAAGGCGTGGCAATGATAAACATGCTTCGAGGGGGCGGTAAAGCGCTTGATGATTATGCTCGCAAGCTGCACGACATGGGCGGTGTAGTTGAAGAGCGATTGATTCGTAAGGCGGAAACAGCCAAAGATCGACTAGACGACCTTAGCAAATCCTTTAGAGGGAAATTAACTACGGCAATCCTTGAAAACGCGGACGCACTAAATGTGTTCGCGGATACGCTGATAAACGTCATTGAGAAACTAGGTAAGGTTGCCACGAGTGTTTCTAAGATTAAAGGACTGTGGGCGGCCGGAAAAGGAAACGAGACTGAGCGCGACATGTTCTTGATGTCAGACAAAGGACTGACACCCGTGAACATGGGATTAGACAGTGAGCGTGCCGCCAAGTCTGCACAGAAGTACTTCAATGCACCAAGCGCTTCGGTAAATGCTGGCGCTGTTCCTACACCAATAAGTCTAGACGCAAGGCGTCAGGCAATCGCAGAGGCCGACGAGAGGGTGTCTCGTGCGGGTCAACAGAACTCACCAGCAGACGCACGCCTACGAAACCGGGTGGCGCAATACGTGACAATCAACGGGGGGAACTTCGCGCAGTCGAACGAGCTATTTGAAGAGGTTAAGAGACTGAAGGCAGGGTCAGCACTCACACCATGAGCACACTTGCTTTCACAAGTACGACACCCACAGACCTTGCCGGTAGCAACTCGACTACCGGTATGATCGACTGGCGCGAACCAGAGGACGACCAGGGTGCGCAGTTTGAGCAGATCCCGTACTACGGCACGGCGGTGAAATACAACACGGCGGGCGGCGCTATCCTCGAAACCTACGAGGCGGATATCTATCTGACTGCCGCCAGCGCTACGGCTATTCGCACGGCTGTTGATGCGTGGAAAGCGCTTAAGGGTTCTACGGGAACAGTAACTGCAACCACTAGCGGTAGAGAAAAGGCAGTCACCAACGCCACGCTAGCAAGTACCACAGACCGTGTGTATCTGACGCACGCGTTCATGACTCTGACTTTCACGGTAGTGAGGACATCATAAATGGGGGTTGAATGGGAGAGCGGCAGGACACCGACAACCGGGCTGGCAACGTTCGACGGCACGAGTGGTACCGAGATAGCCGCTTCTCAGTTCCTCGGGTTTGACCCATCGGCGGAAACCCAGACGGTGAGTATCACCGATGAGACACTGACCATACCGTCAAGCGGGAGGATGCAGCTGGGTGATGACCAGATAGGGTGTGTGCCGGGCGACAGCACGAGCCTAGAAGTCTGGTCCGGACTGAACGGCACTGGACAGCAATACACCATCATTACACCAGATGACGCATTTTCTGGCGCGGGTTCGTACGAATGCAGGTGGTACAAGGGTACATCGTTCCTAGAGTTTAGCGTACCAACCCAAGTCGCAGCATCGACCACGCTCTATGCTACCTACAACCTCGGGTGCACGGTCATCACCGCACGGTGGCGGGCACGGATACACCAAGAGATACGAGCGGCAGAACAGCTTATTGTTTCGGGTGTGAGCACCACCATCACCGATACCGCAACCGCCGGTGAGGCTATCGAGGAAGAGTTCTGCTACATCGACGAAGACGGCGTGTTGAACGTACTTGCAACGGGTGACCTCGATAACTATGACCGAATGGCAACGGCTGTCTATATCGATGGGTCCTACTCTCTAGGTGAGACGGTGACCATCAAATATAACGGGGTCGTAGACGCGCCCGCAGCAGCCGCCACGCTGCCGAAGGGTAGGGAGCTGTGGGTTGGGGGGTCCGGACTGCCGACGTGGTCTGAGGACGCTACAAACGGCTTGAGCGCGAGTGACTATATCAAGCCATTCGGCGTGGCGAGTCCAGACGGAACAGACATTATCCTCAACCAAGGCCAAGGGATACGAGGTCAACACTCGTGATAAACCCCAATGACCCGATACGCATAGCGGACGGGTTGTGCGCTGACGGTGCGGGCATCCGCGGTCAGACCTTGTTCGGTCGGTTCGCCGACTTTGTTTGCGAACAAGATGACCAGGGCTCGGCCATCTGCAAGTGGTCTATCACACCACCAGCCAACTACGACAGCGATGACATGGGCGTCTTTGTGTTCCTTGGTGCGTCCTATTTCGAACGTTCAGTGGATGCCACGGAATACGTGCTCTATCCCGAGGAACACGACGGCAGGGTTCAAGTTGACTGGATGCTGTTCCCGAACGAAAACCAATATGAGAACTGGCCGTATCTGTGGGAAAAGGAACTAAGAAACCGGGTTGCGTTGGCGTGGGACATCTCAACCGCCTCAACAGTGGGCGAGTGCAGTAAAGTCCGGGTACACAAGAACGATGCGGGCGAGGCCAGCGTCAATACCACTACGGCGATCAAGGAATTCCGGTGGCCTACTATTTCGGTTGATGGCAGTAACTGCACGGTCAGCGGCAGGTGGACCGACAAAACTACCACGGCGGTTGACCTCACACTGTCTATCACCACGGCAGGCGATACGGGAACGGCGGTAGCGAGTTGCACGTACGCGGGCCAAACAAAGACGCTGACCACACAGACCTACTCTCAGATGCTATTCAACGGCATTCGGGTCAAGTGGGCTGATACGACGTTCACCACATCCGATTCGTGGACGATTCGTGTGGGACCGGCAGAGGCACACACAACGGGAACGCTGGCAAACGGGAACCATATATTCCAGATCGCCACCTTGAACCCAGCTGACATGATTACTTGGATGAGTTCCACGACCTCACTAGATGTACAAACGGTACCAGCATCGGCAACGGCTACCGACTATGTGTACTCGGGTTCGGGTGTGGCATCACTACGCTGGACCATGCCAAGTGACGTAGACGTGGATAGGGTCAAGGTCTACCGCAACTACCCAGAGGATGGGTTGGGCGACCTCGTTTACCCAGCCATTGCCGACCGGGTGACGGCACCCGGAAACTATGAGGCGTTCGATGTGACCGACCTACAACCGGGTATCAACCGGTTTGTGGCGTGGGTCAGCAACGACTACGAGACAAACCACGCATTGAACTACCATGTCATCATACTAGATGACAGTCTGCTTGAGGTGTCGGAACCAACACCACCGTTCGGGATATCTGCTGAGTTGCAGGAAACGGGTGCGGTGAGGGTGACCGTCCACGCTGACAACACCTCAACCGGTATCCAGATATATGGTGACGCGACTACCGGCACCATCGACTATGCCACTGTCTTAGACACCATTACTAACCCGCAAGCAAGCGGTGTTCAAGAACTCACTACCGACATCGTCTTGGCAGACGGCACCTACCAATTGGGGGCACGGGCCAAGTACAACAACTACGTAGAAACCAATACCGACGTAACGTGTCAGATTATCGTTGACACTAGAGCGGCACCAGCGGCAACCAGTCTCACGGCATCCTTGGTCTAATGGAACTCGAAGCACCTACTAGCGGCGCGGCAAGCGCAACTTGGGAACGCCCCAACCTCGTGATGAGGGTTGCGGATATTAACGACTATATCCCAACCTCAAGCGCTAGAGGGTTAGGCGATGTGCGCACTGACCTTGTGCCGCTCAAGTTGGACGTGCACCCGGGTCCACGTGGTAGTACGCTCACTGTGAGGTTGCCGCATGAGTATTTCATACGGTCGGACCAGGACTGGGATGACACTGACATCTGGGAAGGCAAGATATACACCCTCTACGTTCAGCGCTCGGGCAGCACGAGCCGAGTAAGTAGTGTTCTCTTTCGTGGGCAGAAGGTAGGCAAGGCGTGCCAGTTCACCAAAGACCAGAACGGCTACACATTGCACCTCTCGGATTGGTATCCTTACGGTGCCGCACCGATACGAATGCAGCAGATGATGAACATGACGGTGGGCACCGTCTGCCATATCTTTGAGGCGGGGTACTACAACACGCTCGAATACAACGGTATTCACCGAGCCGTCACACCGAACTACTTTGACCGTCACCCGTTCCCTCAAGACGAAAACGGCAACAACATAGGCCGGATAGATGAGACGCTGAAGTCCTCAACCGTGTTCCCGGGTACGTTATCGTTTGTGGGGCAGTCGTTCCGGGAAGCGTTTTGCGAGTTGATAGAACTGCTGGGACCCAACTATCTACCCTATATCTGGTACGACGGGAACACGCCCGTTCTGTCGGCCAGAGAAAAGGGCGCACGGACTAAGCGGCTCGTGGTAGGTGCGGCACTGGATGCCAGCGCAACGGTCAACCACATCCCGAACGTGCAGCGGCTGGATGGGATGATCAGCGATGAGGCGCTCTATACGCAGGGTGTCGGGGTTGGTGGGTATACCCGGACGATAGACACAGTAGAACTCACCAAGGACTGGACAGCAGCAGAGGAAACGGCGGTTCTCGCAGACAAGTCACTGACCAACACCGAGCAGTACAGGCACGTCGGTAGACGGTACAAGGCAAAGAAACGGTTCTGGCCGATGAACGCTATCCCGCACGGTGAGAGCAGCACCTGGTCTGAGCAAGAGACACCACTGATACTCCGCAGGCGCGACAGTACCCAGCAATGGGAACGAGCCGACATCTCGTTTGAGGTATTGCGCACACGGTCAGAGGGCAACGAAAACAGCAGTCACGAACGACTTGGCGGGCGAGGTATGGTGATAGACCGTAAATACGACATCACCTACCAGGGTGGCAGTCATATTCACTTGTGGTTCGCAGACTCTCAGTT